GGAGTGCAATTCTTCATGCGCAGATATGGAATTGATTCTCTTACGGAAGAAGCTTTTCTCAAACACTACCAGCGTTGGAGGGCAAAAGTGAGGAGAAAAGAAAAAAGGAGCTATAAAAAGCGAGAATAATTCATCGAGTAAGCGTAGTTAAATGTCCTTTTTTTGAGTGAAAAATGTTCGAAAAGAGAGAATCACAGATAGCATATTGTAAATCAACAGAATATGAATACAAACAATATCGGAGGAGTCATTCAGGCAGATTTCCTGTTCACGGATGAAATAAGTTTATTTTCAGTCATCAATCACTCAGCCGTTATCAGCCTTCACCGGCCCAATACCTGGAGAAACCTGCCTATCACCTATATGGGAGTTTCTCCAGATGTGGAAGCGGACGACACTCAAGCCGGTACGCTATATAAACAGACCCTTACCATCCGCCTGAAACGCACAGGACTGACAGATTCAGAACTTCACATCCTGCGGACTATCAATGTACGTGGTTGCGTAGTAAGATGCAAGAATGCGAATGGCAATATCCGATTATATGGAAGCAAAGAGTACCCGCTTCTGGGAACCGTGATAGAGAAAACAGGAACCAAAGCCTCCGACCTCTCCGGAATTGAAGCCACTTTTTCCGGAAAAGGCGCCTATCCTCCACTACCTGTTACAGAGTTATAACCGTCCTTCGGCATCATTATATATAGCCGTATCATTGCAACAAAATAAGTGCAATGAGCCAAAAACGCATCATCTTATCAGATTCATCACTCAACCGGTACGGCTACCGGGTTCTTACTGCTGGACTTCTTCTTGAAGCTTTCATTGACAACCCCGTGATGCTGTATGGGCATTTCCGTGATGAAGGATCACCCCTATGGTGTGATTACAAAGCAATCGGATATTGGGACGATATCAAGATAGAGGACGACGTGCTTTCTGCTATTCCTGTTTTCGACAAGGTAGACGATTTATCGAAGACCATTGCCGCAAAATACGAAGCAGGGACCTTACGGGCCGCAAGTATTGGTATACGTATCCTGGCCACATCCTCCGAAAAAGAATATCTGCTTCCGGGACAAACACGCGAAACTGTTACCAAAGCAGAAGTCATGGAGGCTTCCATCGTGGATATCCCGGCCAACTCCCATGCCGTGCGCTTATACGACCGTTCCTCCTCCGTTTTACTGGCAGCGGGTATGGACACGAATATTGTGCCAGCATTAACAATCCCA